AGATAATGGTACTGGTTCTTTTGGTAGAGTAGAAGCAACTACTATAGATTTAGATAGATTATCTTTAACTTCAACTCAAACAACAGTACCCCCTTTACAACTTACTGCAAACTCACTTCAAGATGGAGTAGGAGCATTAAGAATAGATGGTTCCCAAGCAGATATATTTCTTAATCCATCTACTGCTACCCATACTACTGTAACATTTGCTGTAAACAACGATCAGAAATTAGCATTCGGTATGGATAATAATACCGATTTCTATATTACTAGAAGAGATGGAGGTACTTGGTATGATAATACATTTACCTTAAGTAGAACTACAGGTAAACTTACACTAGAAGGAGATCTTCAAGCAGCAAATATTACAGGATCAGAAATATCAGCTAGTTTAATAGGTACTGCTTCAATAGCAGATTTAGCTACAACAGCCTCACACACAGCAGGTACAGCTTCAATCGCGAATAATGCGGTAACAGCCTCACATACAGCAGGTACTGCCTCAATAGCTAACACCTCTACTACATCGTCTTATACGCTAACTGGCGACGGGATATTTAGTGGTTCATTTAGTGGATCCTTTTTTGGAGATGGAGATGGAATTAATGTAAATCCTTTCCCATTCACTGGCTCAGGTGAAATGCAAGGTAAATTAACAGTAGAATCTTTTCAAGACTATGTTGATGAGGATTATGTAGAGAATTATTTTGCTGGTACAGCAATTGCATCTTCAGGAGATATAGCATTAACAGGTAGTATTTTTGGACCCTATCAAAATGCAAATTCATTTACAGGATCATTCTTAAACGATACAGGATATGTTGTGTTAACACAAGTATCTCAAAGTTTAAACTTTGCTGATGATTCTGCTGCCGCAGCAGGTGGAGTACCATTAGGAGGATTATACAGAAATGGAAACGCTATACAAATTAGAATAACTTAACAATATTTATAATATATACTAGAAATGCCAACAGGAACATTAACATTACGCTCAGGCTTAGGTAGAAAATTAACCATTCAAGAAATGGATGACAACTTAACTTTGTTAAGTGCATCTTTTTCTTATAGACAAGATATATTAGATAGTACAGGATCATACGTTGTATCCCATTCTCTTAACGAAACCTACCCAGTAGTTACAGTGTGGGAAACTGGAAGTTCTGGGGCTCAAGTAGTAGTACCTGAAAGTATTGTATCAAATAATACAAATACAGTAACCGTTAATTTTACTGATCCTTTTAATGGACATATTATTGTAAAAGTATAGTTTTTATTAAAAAATCAATATTTATTATAGAGCAAAACAACAACCCCTAAGAAAAAAATAAAACATGAGAATAGATAGTCCAGAAATCATAGGTGAAATCACATTACCAGCTACCTCCAGTGGTCACTTTAGTGGATCTTTTGAAGGAGATGGATCCAATTTAACTGGTATTGTAGCCACCGTATTAGATATAGATGCTTTTGGTGATGATTTAACAGGAGCCACCCTTGCAGGTACCGATAAAATGATTCTATCAGATGGAGGTACTGAAGGTAGAGTAACTGTTAGTCAATTAGCAACACCTTTAGCTGGAACTGGTTTAGAAGCTAATGCTGGTACAATTAGAATTGCAACTGCAGCCGCAGGGGATGGATTATCTGGTGGTGGTGGTTCAGCTTTAGCAGTAAACGTAGACGATTCTTCTATTGAAATCAATGCTGATACACTTAGAGTAAAAGCAAGCGGAGTTACTAATGCTATGTTAAATGGTTCTATTGCTAATGATAAGTTAACAAATTCTAGTGTTGCAATTGGAAGTCAAACGATTACTTTAGGGGCCGCTGCAACAACAGAACTTACAGGATTAACCAATATTTCAGCTACTACAGGTAGTTTTGTACTCCAATTATTTGAATCATCTTCTACCATTATCACTTCAGGATCAAATATCTTTGGTGATAAAGCAAACGACACACAACGTATTACAGGTTCAGTTTTATTAACAGGATCATTTATAGCTACCGCTCCAGGTGCTACTATTAATGGTGATGCTATAGTAACAGGATCTGCACAAATAGACCACGATACTACTACAAACTTTGTAGCAAACGAACATATTGACCATACCTCTGTAACAATTACTGCAGGAGATGGTTTAACAGGTGGTGGTGATATTTCTGCTACTAGAACATTAAACATTGGAGCTGGTACAGGTATTACTGTAAATGCAGATGATATACAAATTGCAGACAATGGTGTTGGAGCTACTCAATTAAATGTTGCTGGTAACGGTACTAATGGACAATATTTAGGATCTGATGGTGATGGTTCATTCACATGGACAAGCGTCCCTGCAGGATATACAGTAGCTAACTCTGCTGATAATAGAATTTTAACATCTGTAGATTCTACAAATGGTAACGCAGAAGCAAATCTAACATTTGATGGAACTGATTTAGGTGTATTAGCTGGTGCTGTAAGTGCTAGTGGTACAGGTAGATTCCTTAGTTTAGGTATTGATACTGCCCCATCTGGTGTAGCAGGAGCTATCTTAGCAACAAACGATGTTGTAGCATTCGCAACCTCAGATGAAAGATTAAAAGAAAACTTTGAACCAATCGGAAGTGCAGTTGAAAAAGTAGAACAATTAACTGGATATACATTTAATTGGATTCCTATGGAAGATGTTCACGTTTATGGTGACATGAAAGATATAGGTGTAAAAGCACAAGAAGTAGAAAAAGTATTACCTGAAATCGTATCAGATCGTGAAAACGGGTATAAAGCAGTTAAATACGAAAAACTAACAGCTGTATTGATTCAAGCAGTTAAAGAATTATCTGAAAGAGTAAAAACTTTAGAAGGATATCATTCTTAAAAAATAGATAAAGAAAAAAATAGGGAACGCTTGCGTTCCCTTTTTTTGTTCTCATATATATTTTAAATATTTATATTAAATAATTCGTTATGGCAATAAAACAAACAAAGGTAACAGAAGAGGAGTTAAAGGAACTAGAAAACTTTCAACAAAATATTAACGTTATAACATACCAATTAGGACAGTTAGCGTTAAGAAAGTTAAATTTAGAAAAAGAAGAAGAAAATGTTCGCTTACAATACGAGCAAGTACTTCTACAAGAAAAAGAATTGGGCGATCGCTTAAAAGAAAAATATGGTAGTGCCCAAATTGATTTAAAAACAGGTGAGATCATACAATCGGAATAGTGTTTTTGAACTCCCCTTACATATTTATCATTGATAAAATAACTAATAACAATGGCTGAAACATTATTATCCCCAGGAGTATTAACACGTGAAAACGACCAATCACTAGTTACCCAAGGACCTGTTGTAGTTGGTGCTGCAATATTAGGCCCAACAGTAAAAGGTCCTGTAAACATTCCAACTGTAGTAACTTCGTTTAGTGACTACACTTCTAAATTTGGTCAAATATTTTCAAGTGCTAGTATTCAATATGAATATTTAACTTCAATCGCTGTAAATAATTACTTCCAACAGGGTGGAGAAACAATGCTAGTAACACGTATTGTTTCTGGTGCTTATTCTCCTGCTGAAGCCGAAGTTAGAGCAATTATGCACGCTGATTCTGCTTCATTTTCATTAGAGACAATTTCTCAAGGTGAAAATATGAATAACTCTGGTAGCATGGGTGCTAGTGGTAGTCTTAATGCAGCTGATGAAAAACCCGATAGTGTTAGATGGGAAATTGCTAATGTTAACTCTGGAAGTGGTACTTTTGATTTATTAATCCGTAGTGGACAAGATAAAAATGGAGAAAAAGTAGTATTAGAAACATTTTCTAGAGTTTCTTTAGACCCAAATCAGCCAAATTATATAGAAGAACAAGTTGGTAACCAAGTTAAAAACTTTGATACAGATGGTGATGGTCTTAGATTTATCCAAACTACAGGATCATTCCCAAATCAATCTAGATATGTAAGAGTAAAATCTGTAAACTTACCTACTTATACTTACTTTGACACTAATGGTGTAGCTAGATCAGAATATACCTCTTCACTTCCTTTAGCAGGTAGTGGGTCTATTGGAGGAGCATTTTATGGTGGTGCTGGTAAAGTATATGGAGATGGTGCTAATTCAAACACTAGATTAAAAATGTTTAAAGATATTGATGTTTCTTCAATCCAAGGATTAGAAGCATCTAATTATATAGCATCTTTAAATTTACTCCAAAATCAAGACGAATACGATTACGAAATTTTAACTATCCCCGGTGTAACAATTCAAAACGGACTAGCTGCTGTAAATGCTGCTATTGATACTGTTACTCAAAGAGGAGATGCAATTGCTATAATCGATACAAGAGATTATGGATCAACACTTAACCAAGCCGTAACTTCAGCTGGATCAGTAGATTCAAGTTATGCTGCAACTTATTGGCCTTGGGTAATGGTAAATACTGTTGCTGGATTAGAATATGTTCCTGCTTCAACAGTAATTCCTGGAGTATATGCTACTAACGATAGATTAGGAGCTGAATGGTTTGCACCTGCTGGATTTAACAGAGGTGGTGTAGGTGGAGTAATTACAGCTGAAAGAAAATTAACTCCTGCCCAAAGAGATACTTTATATGCTGCTGGAATTAACCCATTAGCTACATTCCCTGGAAATGGAACAGTAGCATTTGGACAGAAAACATTACAAACTAAAGCTACAGCCTTAGATAGAGTAAATGTAAGAAGATTGTTAATTGAATTAAAACGTACTATTGGAAACATTGGTAAAACGTTACTATTCGAACAAAACACAGCTGCAACTCGTAACAGATTCTTAGCACAAGTTAATCCATACCTAGAAGGAATCCAACAACAACAAGGATTGTATACTTACAGAGTAGTAATGGATGATACAAATAATACTGCTGATGTAATTGACAGAAACCAGATGGTAGGACAAATATTTATTCAACCAACTAAAACAGCTGAATATATAATCTTAGACTTTAATGTAACGCCTACTGGTGTAACATTCTAAAAAATAAAGAATACAATATTTATAATAAACAGATAAATTATGCCTCAACCATTATCCCCAACTGATATAATGTTCACCGCCTTTGAACCAAAGGTGCAAAACAGATTTATTTTATATGTAGATGGTGTTCCCGCTTATTTAATTAAGAATGCCTCTGCTCCTGGATTTGAAGCTGGTGAAATTATTTTAGATCATATCAATGTTTACCGTAAAGTAAAAGGTAAAGTAAGATGGAATGATATGACATTAGGATTGTATGATCCTGTAACCCCATCAGGTGCACAAGCTATAATGGAATGGGCACGTTTAGCTCACGAATCAGTAACAGGCCGTGATGGATACTCAGATTTCTATAAGAAAGACTTAACATTAGATATATTAGGTCCTGTAGGAGATGTAGTATCAGAATGGGTAATCAAAGGAGCATACGTTAAAACTGCCACATTTGGTGAATACGATTGGAGCGCAGATGCTGCCATCAATTTAGATATCACTATTGCAATGGATTATTGTATCTTAAACTACTAAAAAATACCCCAACCCTCCATACCTTTGAAAAATGGTGTTCCACTTGGAACACCTTTTTCTTTTTTATATATTTATATCCACAAATTAGTTATTTTATTTTATGGAAGAACAAGTTACAGAAACCAAATTTAATTTCCCTACTGAAATCGTTGAATTACCCTCTAAAGGATTAATATATTCTAAGGATAATCCATTATCTTCAGGTAAAGTAGAAATGAAGTACATGACTGCTAAAGAGGAAGACATTTTAACTAACCAAAATTATATTAATAAAGGAATTGTATTAGACAAATTAATTGAATCTTTATTAGTATCTAAAGTTAATATTGATGATATTATAATTGGGGATAAAAATGCATTATTAATTGCTTCACGTGTTTTAGGTTACGGTAAAGATTATACTTTTAAAGCTTTTAGTAAAGAAACACGTCAAATGGAAGAATTTACTATTGATTTAACTACTTTAGAAGATAAACTTTTAGATTCTAATCATTTAAAAGAAGAAGGTGTAAATGAGTTTGAATTTATTCTTCCTTTTTCTAAAACACCTATTACTTTTAAACTTTTAACACATGGGGATGAGAAAAAAATTGATAGAGAACTTGAAGGTTTAAAGAAAATTAAAAAAGATAATACTCCTGAACTTTCTACTCGTTTAAAATATCTTATAACTTCCGTAGATAACGATAGAGAAAAGAAAACTATCCGTG